GAGCGCATGACTGTTAATCATGATGTCACTGGTTCGAGCCCAGTTGGGGGAGCCACGAAGAAAGTCAGTAATTAAGCCAAAAACGGCTTGTTTACTGGCTTTTTGCTTTGTTTATAATATTTTCGATTTTCAAAATTATTCACTTCTTTTTATGCCTTTTAGTCTCTTATACTACAGATAAACTACAGATTTTCCATAATAAAAACCGCCCGAAATGTAATCGGACGGCTTATTTTATGCCAGCAATTTGATTGCATTGTAAAGAGTGTCAACCTCTTGAATGATGTAGTGGTCAATATCGACCTTGTAATCTGTATGCCCCATGAGAGCAATGATGTCCTCTTCCCTCGCACCTGCGGCAGACATCCTTGTTGAAAAGGTTCGACGGCAAGAATGCGGAGTGAACTCATCCCCCAAGCCGAGAGCCTGCATCGCCGGTCTGAAACAATATTTCAAGAAATAATCCTTGTTCATCGCTTTACCAAACTCTGAACCTTCGTGTGTTCGACAGAAGATTGTTTCACCTTTGTGATTTATACAGTTCTCAACCAATTTTAAAATTTTAGGGTGGATAGGTACAACACGATTTTTGCCGGCATCTGACTTTATGCCCGCAATAAAGTAAGGTATGCCCTGTTCGCTCATATGGTACTGCTCGGTAGTGAGCGAAAGAAACTCAGTCACTCTAAAATTAAGATAGCACATAATGTAAACATAATCAGCATAAGGCACTTTGCCTATGTTTTGTCTGATAAGCTCAAGCTGTACATCGGTAAAGCGTGTAGCGTTTACCTCTTCGGGGTCCGGAAGTTCGATAAATGTGCCGTAGTCTTTATTTACAATATCCTCTTGCATCGCAAAATTGTAAAGACTTGTGACAAAACATTTAATCTTATGTAGAGCTGAGTAACCTAATCCCTGACAGATTTTAGGCGTATCAGTGACTTTATAAGTGCCTTTACCATTAGGTAAGAGATATTTTAATTTGCCTTCTGCGCCGACCTCGTGATGTGGGTTGTCGTAATAATCTATGATGAATTGATAATCCGATGTGCGTAAATCTCTAAATTTACGCTTATACAAGGGCTTTAGTTTGATGTAGGCGCTTGCATAGTTACTTCTTACGCTGTTACCAAGTTTTTTATATGCTTTAGTTTTTACCCATTTATCGTGTAATTGCTCAAGTGTCATATTAAAGCCATTGACGGGATTATACTCATAATCCTTGAGCGCATTTTCTGCCTCTCGCTTTGTTGCGAAAGTCCCCAAATACACTTGCTTGCCAGTGACAGAACTTGCGGCGGCATAGGGTTTTGACTTGCTGTCTTTTCGCAAGTAAATGCTTCCTGTACCTTTTGTTCTGCGCCTGTTTTTCGGCTTGTCAGATGATTGATTTTTACCGCAGTAAGGACAATACGCAAAATTGTCCTGCAATTCTCGGTTACACCGTCGGTTTATACATTTTTTCATCATTTTGCTCCTTAAAAAAGGGTGCAAAAATCCCCTGCAAAATATTGTAATTTTCGCAGGGGTGTGGTACAATATATTTGCTGATTAAAGTACCATTGCACCCTTGTGTAGTGGTTTCCGCTCCGACTTGCGCCAACAGGTCAGGGCGGTTTTATTTTTGCTTAATTTTTTATTTAACTTTTTTGCTGGCAATGTTCATCGTTACATCATTATCATAAGTATCTGTATCAAAATATTTTAAGTCAGCTCCTACGGTTGAAGGATTAAAATTTTTGCAATCTTCTATCGCAAGCTCTATCATGCCTTCGCTGTTTGCTGAAATTGGATCACTGCAAACAACATTGTTATAACTTCTGCCGTCCAATATAACGGTATCGGCTTGTATGGTTATAGATTTACCCATTTTGTTTTTAATGTAAAAATGAACATCAACTTCTTCATCCGAATAAGGAGCCTGCTCCGTATCGCTGTAATAAACGGCTATGTCGCTATCTGAATAAAGCTCGGTTAAAGTATCTTTAAACTCTGTAGGTTTTTCGGTAGGCGGTTCTGTTTCGGGTTCAGTAGCTTTTTCTGCTGAATCTTCTTCAGGTGAACGAACATCTTTTGAAGAATATGTTATTATAGAATTAACAATGATGTCTTCATAAAAATCAAATTCTTCAGATTGCTCATCGCCTTCGGTTGTGAAAAGCATACAACACAAATAATTCTTCGTCACCCACACATACATTGTGCCGTAATACTTATCTCCGGATAATTCCAAATTTGCTATTACACGATAAGCGAGAAAGTCATCTATATGAGTTGTAGTTCTGCTTATTTCTTCAAAGTCATCAAACGAATTTGCAAAGCCATCAAGAAAGCTGTCTACATAGCCTGAGGTAAATTGAGATGGTGAAATATTCGATTGAGATGAACTTATATACAGCCTGTTTCCGTCAGGGTCGTAAAAATAATGGTAACCGTCATGAGCTTTATGCGTCCACTCTTTAGGAATATCAATAGAAAAAGGAGTTATATCATACCACTCAAACAAATCGGTTTCTGAGGTATCGTTAGAGGTTTGATTGGTAGAAGTTGTTACCGGTTCTTGAATATCAGGTTGGTTGCTACATTGCGAAATGGCAGTTACCGCAGTGGCGGTCAATATCAAAGCTATCAGCAAAGCAATGTAAAAATGTGGAGTGCGATATATAGGCTTTTTTTCAGTCGTTTTTTCAGCTTCTCCCGTAGGGCTGAATTTGTTTTTTTGATATGTATGGCATATCGGGCAAAATACTGAATTATTCGGTATGATGTTACCGCAACTTTCACACTTGCAGGGTTCTGTGTTTTTAGATTCGTCGTCTTTAAACAGGGCAACCTGTTCAATCTTTGCACCACATTCATTGCAAAACTTTGAGCCGGCAGGAATATCAGCACCGCATTTTTGGCATTTCATTTATAAATCCTCCTCTTTTTGATATATATATTGACAAAATATATATCATATACTAAAATAATATTAGAGAGGTTCAGACTTCTCACTATTTTTATTTTTCCTACCATAGTTGCCGCTATGGTAGGTTTTTCTTTTTGTTGATAAAATCTGCAAATTGCTCCTTTACTTGCCGTTCAAGAGGGTGCAGATAAAAGGCATTTCTGCGTTCGAGCTCTGCCATTCGTTCAGCCCTGTAGGTTGCCGCCTCAAGGCTGATGTCGCATAAATTTGTAATTGCAGCGGCATTGATTGCTTGCATTTCGTGCAACACACAAGCCGGAGCTAACAAGTCCCGAGCAAATACATTTGCCGAATGTTCGGCATCATCAGTTATTAAAAAGCCGTTGCCGTCAGCTTTAAATAAATGCCCTAAGAAAATGTGTCCAAGCTCGTGTGCGATTGTGAATCTGCATCGCTGAGGAGATTGCTCATCAGCATAGACGATGTACAGCTTATCATCTTGCATCAAAGTTATTCCGCTCTCATTTTGGTGTAGCAGATTGACCGCTGAATTTTTCAGCAAAGTAATATCAGCTTGTTTAGCTATTTGGCTTACCTTAACAGGCAGACTGTTAATTTTATAGTCGATTAAACATTGCCAAGAGGCATTGCGTGCCTGTTTGTATTTACCATAATTCAAATTTTATCACCTCATAGGTATTGTAACCTATGGGGTGTTTTTTATTATGTACTTATAAATCTGTATCGTCAGGCTCAAACTTACTGAGATCAGGAAGATTAACTATTTCAATAGGTTGACTGTTGCCGTCACTTCGTGCGGCTTTTACGGTCGGTATCAATACTTCATCTTCCACACCGAGCAATCTATCGACTGCAGGTTGCATTTCGGGGTTATTTCTGTATGCGATTATAAGTTTCTTTTCTTTGTCTGATGTTTCAAAAGGTAGTTTAACCGCATTGCAATTTTGCAAATCATTTATGCTAATTCCCAAACCTGCACAAATTTTAATCACACTATCAACAGCAGCTCCACCAATAGAGCCGTTAAGCATAGATCTTAGTGTGCTGTATGGTATTTCAATTTTTTCGGCAAAGGTTTTTACACTAAATCCTTTGTCACTTATTAACTGTTTTATGTAATCTTCTCTTGTCAAGTTAATCACCCTTTACTATTACTGATTGTAACACGCTGTTTACGAAAAATCAATACTAAAATGCGAAATTTCGTAAAAATATTTTTAAAAATCCGTTGACAAGTGCGAAATATCGTGTTATATTTAATACAGAAACACGAAATATCGCATTTAGGAGGTGAAAAATCGTGTTTGACAAAATTGAAGTAATCATTTTTGAAAAGAAAATGAAAAAGAAAGAAGTTGCCGAGAAAATGGGAATTTCATACGGACAGTTCTGTGCAAAAATGCGTGGGGAATATCCATTTACGCTTGATGAAGCTCTCCGCTTAAAGTCGGTTTTACAAACTGATTTATCTATCGAAGATTTATTCGGTTCGGCGGCTTAACTTATTACCTCAGAAAGGAATGATAAAAATGGCACTAACCATATATGCGGTAGTCGCTACCGTAGTAGCAGTAGTGGCAATCATAAAAGCTGTAAAATGGAAAATTGCTACAAGAGCAATGGTGGTTTATTGTACAAAGAATTTCAGAATACCCACAGACAAAGAACTTGCCGACTGCTCCAAAGAAGCCGCCGGCAAGACAATAAGATTTAAGTAATTCCAAATTGAGCTTTTATAAGCTGAGTAACAACATTCGCTGATATTTGTGTTATTGCAGAAAGCGAGTGACTCCCCACGGTTCCGGCAATCTTCTTAACTTTATTCCATATATCATCGTTACGAATATTTGCTAAAAACTTGTGACCTTCGGGAGTTAAATCACCTACTTCTAAATAGTCGCCACCGTCAGCACCGAACATTGAAGTAATTAAACCTGCAAGTTTGCATTGTTTAATGTGGTAGATAATTTCGTCATGAGAGTATGGTTGAAGCCTTTCAAAATCGTTGCTGAATTTACTGTATCGAAAGGATTCGTTGAAGTCACACACTTCTTCTACACTCAAAAGAATATCACGAACACAGTCGTTATTTAAACGCATAAGCATCACCTCCTTACAATTTGATTTTAGCATTTTAAGGAGAAAAACACAACAAGAAGGTTACAGCAGAAGAGTTTTTGGGAATATGTCAAGTGCTTGATGTTGATCCAAGGCAGTTTTTTAAGCAGTCTGCTTAACTTATTACCTCAGAAAGGAATGATAAAAATGATTGATTGCTCAAAAACAGAAAATTATTTCGCTGAAAAGTTGAGGATGACGAAAAGAACAAGGCGGCAAGGATGCAAAATTAAATGTTCCGAGTGTCCGCTGTCCAGTCAGAATAACGGGACATCTGATAGTATGAGCTGTATAACTTTTGAAATGTATCATCCTGAAAAGGCAATTGCAATCGTGCAGAAGTGGAGTGACGAACACCCACAGAAAACTTATTTGAGCGAGTTTTTGAAAAACTATCCGAATGCTCCGCTTGACGATGACGGAACACCTAAAGGTGTATGTCCACGTGCGTTAGGACTGATGGACATAGATGATTGTGACGATACTGTATTAAATGTTGGAATCAGCCTATTGAGGGCGGTGAAGAGTAATGGACTTAGAAAAGATTGCTATAATGCGACTTCGTGACGGAGCAGAAATAAGTAAACGCTACTATGATAAGCCGCTTATGCTTTGTTATTCAGGAGGTAAAGACAGCGACATTATTTTAGATTTAGCCCTTAAATCAGGCATAGACTTTGAGGTTCAACATAGTCACACAACGGCTGATGCTCCCGAAACAGTTTACCACATACGCAATAAATTTAAGGAGTTGGAATCTAAAGGAATAAAATGCAACATTGATATGCCAAGATACAAGGGCAAGCCGACATCTATGTGGTCACTGATAGTGCAAAAAGGTATTCCACCCACAAGGTTAGTAAGATATTGTTGTGCAATTCTGAAAGAAGCAGGCGGTAAGAATCGTGCTATTGCCACAGGAGTGCGAAGAGCCGAAAGCACGAAAAGACGGTCGAAGGGAATAATCGAAACTTATTCTTCTAATCTGTCAAATAGAATTGTCCTTAACAATGACAATGACGATAAGAGGCAGATAGTTGAGCATTGTCAGTTACAAGGGAAGATAATCTTCAACCCTATTTGTGATTGGTCGGATAGTGATGTTAGGGAGTACATCAACCAAGAACACATTAATCTTAATCCGTTATACAGTTGTGGATTTGACCGTGTTGGATGCATTGGCTGTCCAATGACAAGTAAGAAGAGATTTGCGGAATTTGCACGATATCCCAAGTACCGAAATATGTACATACGAGCATTCGACAAGATGCTTGAAGTGAGAAAGCAAAGAGGCAAAGCTACACAACGCGCTAATGGACTTGAGGTTTATCACTGGTGGATGCAGGATGGTGTTTTGCCGGGGCAATTAAGTTTTGACGGAGAGGATTGGTTATAAATGAGAGAATATTTATTCAGGGGCAAGATGATAGCTAACGGTAAGTGGTCAGAGGGCAATTTGCTTGTGACTAAACAAGGTTGCTGTATAACACCCGATGCAACCGTTTTAGGCAGCTATGGCGCAGTAGATCCCGAAACGGTTGGTCAGTACACAGGCATGGTTGACAAGAACGGCAAGAAAATTTTTGAGGGAGATATTATTGATTTTTCTGACCGTTCAGACGGTGACGGCTACGGAGTTGTTCAGTACGATGCAAACGAAACTGAATTTGGGATTGAGTACGACAATATCTATAAAAGCCTCGGAAAACATTATTATCCCGAAGATATTGAAGTTATCGGGAATATATACGATAACCCGAACTTAGTAAGAGGTGATTAAATGAACGACAAAATCCTTATCAACCCTAAAACAAATCAGGAGTACAGAGATGTACCGCCGACCGTGGCGGCTGAATATCTCGGAGTTGCTCTCAATTATGTTTATGAGGGCCTAAAAAAACAAACCCTGCCTATCGGTTCAGCCGTACAGAGCGACAAAGGGCGTTGGAGCTACAACATACCGATTGACCGGCTCAAGACTTACGCAAGCGGTGCAGATATATCCTTACTGACTACACTGCTCAACAAATTGATCGGCAGCGGAAATACAATCAACGAAAGGACGGCGTAAAAATGATAAATTCGCCGTGCTACGGCTGTCAGATACGGACGACAAGATGTCATACAGATTGTGAAAAATACCTCGAGTACAAATCAAAATGTGACAATCGCCGAGCCGAACGCTCTAAGAATTATGACTTTTTTAATTACATCAGTCATAAAATCAACATCCATACTAGATGTCGCAAATCAAATAAATGAAAGAATAGGTGAATATATGGAAATCATTGCAAATAACCGTGCAAATAACCGTGAACATATCGCTTTTAAAGACTTGAAAAAAGGCGATATTTTTGTATTAGCCTCAGATGGCAAATGGTACATAAAAAACAACGATTTTTATGCAGTACGACTTTCAGACGGCGAAACCGTTGAGCCGAATTTCACACCTTTACTTTGCGAAGTCAAAGATTGCGTGCTCGTAGAAAGAGAAATCTATACAGCATTAGCTGAAAAGGAGCGTGTATAACAAATGTGGCATTTAAGAAACTACGAAACCAAAAGGTCGCTCAGAAAAAAGTACAAGCACTGTAAAGAACAGCTTGAATATACCCGAAAGAGCCTCAGCACTAAAAACGATGAACTCGAAACAGCACACAGCGACATTGACTTTTTTAAGGTCAGAATCATCAAGGTACTAAATGAAGTTAATAAACTTTGTGAGGGTAACAATCTGTTTTTACCGCCTGAGATTGAACGCATACAGGTTGAGCTTGCGGTCACAGATGTGATTGACGTTAAAGAAACCTCCAAAGGCTTTATTTGCGTAGCGGTTGAGGAGTGCAACCGATGAATTTTACAGGCAAAGAAAAAGACCGTTGATTGCTTGCACTACAATCAACGGTCGGCAAATAACACAAGGCTATCTGCGTACAAATACAGTCCAACGTTATTATATCAGATAACCTTGCAAAAATCAAGGAGATTATATAAATGAATAAAAAATCTAAATTACAAATGATACCGACTGACAAACTGCACCCGCACCCCGACAATCCAAGAAAGGTTATCGGCGATGTTTCAGAACTTGCAGAATCTATCAAAGCAAACGGTATCTTGCAGAATTTGACCGTAGTGCCAAACGATGATAACTGGGATGATTTTACCGTTATCATCGGGCATCGCAGGCTTGCAGCGGCAAAGCAGGCAGGATTAACTGAACTGCCGTGTGCGATTGTTGAAATGACAGAGAAAGAACAGCTGTCAACGATGCTCACAGAGAATATGCAAAGGTCAGATTTGACGGTGTATGAAGAAGCAAAGGGCTGTCAGCTGTTGCTCGACCTCGGTGATACGGTCGCAGAGGTTGCCGAAAAGACAGGCTTTTCGGAAAGCAAAATAAGGCGGAGAGTAAAACTCTGTGAGCTTGACGAGGAATCATTCAAAGAAAGCCAGCTCAGACAACCCACATTGGCAGACTACGAGCGTCTGAATCAGATTAAGAATATTGAAGTAAGAAACGAATTGCTTAAATCAATCGGAACGAATAATTTCGATAATCTTTTGTATTCTGCTGTTAAAAAGCAGGAGACCGATGAAGAAAAAGAAAAAATTGAAAAGCTCTGTCTTGAACATGGAATGATTAAAGCGCAGAAACATGACGAAATTCCAAGCAACTACGAATATACGGGATTTTTTGCGCTCAAAGATTTGATCGGTAAAGACTTTGCGGACGGCAGGAAAAGATATTTTTATTTTGGTTACGGCTCAAACATTTATATTTACGCAGAAGCATTTGAAAAGCAGGAAAAGATCGATGCCGAAGAAGAAAAGCGAAAGCTTGAAGAGCAGAGATGGGACGAGCTTGTTGAACAGGCGGAAGAAACAGACGAACGCTGTGAGGCTCTCAGAAGAGGCTTTATGCTGGATACGAATTTCAATGACAACAACAAGAAGCAGGAGCTTGTGAAATTTATAGTCGCCCAAGTGGCGACAGGAGCCAGTAACAAAAAATATCGTTTTGAAGAAATTATCGAACACGACTTTGAAGATGATGAAAACATAGATAGCTACATCAACGAACATTGGAACAATGACAGCGGCAGAATGCTAATGGCGACGGCATACGCTTTGAGCCAGAGAATTTACGGTTCGTTCGATTATATCAGTGTAAATTATTCGGACAAGACATTCAGCCGAAAAAACAATCCCGAACTCAACAGATTTTATAATCTGCTATGTAAACTCGGCTATGTGATGAGTGACGAGGAGATACAGCTCCGTGACGGCACACATCCGATTTTTACCTCCGGTGAAGTAAAATAAACTAAATAAGTTAATCACACAACTGCACTTGTGAGATTATATAAATCCCATTTAATACCTTCTTTCTTTAATTGTATTTTCGGGTAGGTGCAGATGCCCGAACAAATTAACCGATAACAAGTTCTGCACAACTTGTTGTATAAACTTTTACTCCTCTTGAAATAAATTCTGACATTATATAAAGCGGAGTAGGTGCAGATGCTCTGCTTTTAAAAAATAAGAAAATGGAATTACTTGAATTTAAAAACAAAATTTTTGAATTACTCAACGTTACCAAAACATCGGAAATCGGAAATGCTTTACTTGATGTTGTTTTAAAGCCAAATGTTTATATTTTTGATGAGTATAAAAAACTTGATGACGGTTCAAAAGACTGGCTGCAATCGTTATGGCAATATTATGAAGCCGACAGAACAGAAAAAAAACAGGATTATACCCCAAAAAGTCTTTGTAAATTAGTCTCTGCTTTAGCCGGTAACTGTGAAACGGTTTACGATTGTTGTGGCGGTAGCGGAGCTTTAACGGTGCAAATGCTAAAAGATAGCAAAGCAAAATTTGTTTGTGTTGAAGAACTCGACGAAAAGGTTATACCGTTTTTACTTTTTAATCTATGCTTGCATAATGTAAACGGCTATGTTTTAAACGGCGATGTATTGACACGCAAGTTTTTAAAAATATATAAACTTTCGGCAGATGACAAATATAGCAAGGTGGACGAATTATCAAGCGACAAACAAATCAATCTGCATTGTGATGTTTCAGTAAGTAATCCACCTTACAACATCAAATGGCAATCGCCGTTACCGCTTGAAAATGACATTAGATTTCCTGTTATTCCACCCGCAAGTAATGCAAATTATGCATTTGTTTTTAATTGCATTGCAAGAGCAAACAAAGCTGTTTTAATACTACCAATGGGCGCATTGACGCAACGCAATGAATATGATATAAGAAAATATTTGATTGATAATGATTTGATTGAGTCGATTATTACTTTACCGAACAATATGTTTGAATGCACGAGTATATCAACTTGCATAATGGTTTTGAACAGGAACAAAGTAAACGAAGGCAAAGTAAATCTGATACATAGCATTCAAAATTGTGTCGTTGAAGAACGAGAACAAAACGGACAGTTTGGTGGTAAAAGTCACACGAGCAGAACTTACAAAAAGAAATATAATGTTTTGTCCGATGAAAATATAAATAAAATCATTCAAGTTATCGAAAATCAAACAGAAATAAAGAATTTTTCTTTGATAAAGTCAAACACAGAGATAGCAGAAAAGAAATATAAGCTCGCTCCAAGTATGTTTTTTGATGTTAGCATTGAAGATTTTGAAGATAACAAACATCGTGATTTGCAAGAAATAGCTGAGAATATCAACTACATTACTAAAATGCAAAATGCTTGTAAATTAGTAATCAATGAGACGATTGCTAAGAAAATGGGTTTTGATATTCAGCTTTATAAAAATGAGTTCAAAAATTCAAATCAACTTGCAGATGAGCAGTCTAAATTGTTAGGCATTAAGATTGAAAAGTCGGATTATATCCAATTCACCAAAAATAAGAACGAATTTGCATTTAAGTGCAATGACAAAGAATTGTTGCCGGATATTTTCATTCATTTTTTGTCGATTTGGAAAAATCAAATTGCTCTGCTAAACACAATGCAAAATCAATATTTAGTCGAATTAAGAGATGCTTTGTTGCCGGACTTAATGTCAGGCAAAATCTCATTAGACGATAAAGGAGAAGGACAATGAAAATAAAAAAAGCGTTTGACATATGTAAAAAGAATAAAGTTATTTCAATCTTCGGTAACGAAAAAGGCGAGCAATGGCTGTCAGACGGCTATGTGGTCTATCCTATTTTCGGCTTGCCGGAACTCAATGAAGATTACATATGCAAACTCTATGACATCAACGATGCGCAGAGAGATAAGATTAGATTTACAATCAGTCAAACCAAGCCGTTGATTGATGTTGAAGATTGTTCGGCGGATGAAACACCGGCTGAAATGTGGGATATAAGCATTATATACGACGGTAAAGTAATGCTCCCGATTAGCACCGCAGAGGGCTTAATGTTTATTGACAGAGTATATCTTAATCCTTTTGTGGATATGCCAAACAAAACAATGACACTTGCACTGCGTAAGGACTTCAAAGGTACTCCCTATTTTGCCGTTAAATTCGGAATGATTGCATACGGCTTTATATGTGCTTATGAAATTGTTGATGAAGATTTTGTGAGACAATTGAAATCATTATACATTGAAAGCGATATGATTTTGAAAAACAAGAAAGGATGACCTGCCGATGAAGCAGTATGAAGCTGACCAACAGCGGAAGTTATTTCAATGGACGACCTTCATCCGGGCAAAGTATCCTGAAATTGATTTGATGTTCCATATTCCGAACGGTGGGAGCAGAAATAAGCTCGAAGCGGCCAACCTAAAAAAGCAAGGGGTAAAGGCAGGCGTGCCGGATTTGTTTTTGCCGGTTGGCCGTGGAAGCTATCACGGCCTGTTCATTGAATTAAAATACGGCAAAAATAAGCCGACTGAAAAACAAACCGAATGGCTTAAAAGCCTTAATGAACAAGGCTACGCTGTCGCTGTATGTTATGGTTGCGACGAGGCAAGCGAAAAAATATTAAAGTATTTGAAATTAGGTGAAATAAATGAGTGAAGAAAAAAAGAAACGAGGTCGCAAGAAGAAACTCGACCGAATAGACAAGATGTGTCTTTACTGTTCTGATTACAACGCAAAGCACGGCACAAGTTACAGCTACGGAGAATTTGTAGCGCAAATCGCCGCAAGAAAAATTAAACCGCTCGGTTTCTACGATTACGCAGATTAGGAGGAAAAAATGATTGATTAAGGAGAGTGATTTGGTTGAGTCAGAGAAAATCAATATCAAAAGCAACAAGGCTTAAAGTTTATGAGAAGTACAACGGAAGGTGTGCGTACTGCGGCTGTAAACTCGAATTAAAGGATATGCAGGTTGACCATATTCAGAGCGTGTATTGGTATGACGGAGCAAATGACATTGAAAATTTCAACCCTGCTTGTCGAATGTGCAATTTCTACAAATCGACAAGGACAGTCGAAGATTTTAAAAAAGAATTAGGAAAGTTGCTTTCGAGGCTCGAAAAGGTCTTTATTTTTCGATTAGCTGTAAAGTACGGATTGATTAAAAAGACGGACAATCCAATTGAATTTTACTTTGAAAAGCAAAATAAAACAGGTAAAGAGAGTGAAAAATGATGAGAGAAATATTATTCAGAGGAAAATTCGGAAACGAATGGAAGTACGGCTTTTTAAGCATTGAACCCAAAGGCTTGGTAATCAAAGAGCCATACAAGAACGAAAGCTCAAAAGTGTGGCATATTGACGCTGACACAGTCGGACAGTACACAGGCATGCACGACAAGAACGGCACAAAAATTTTCGAGGGCGATATTGTTGATTTCTCGAAACGCCCTGATAATGGCGACTATGGAGCTGTTATATATGACGCAGATGAAACCGAATTTGGGATTGAATACTACAATATCTACAGAAGTCTCGGAAAAAATTATTATCCTGAAAATATTGAAGTTATCGGAAATATCTATGACAATCCCGAACTGCTGAAAGGGGAAAACAATGACTAACTTTGAAAAAATCAAATCAATGAGCAAAGAGCAGATGACACATTTTGTGCTTGATGCATTAAATAACAATGTTTGCGATTATTGCAAAGATTGCGATACTTCTTGTCTTGAAAATGAAGATTGTCTTGAAAATAAAGAAATTATAAAAAAATGGCTTGAAAGTGAGGCAAGCAACAATGGCTGAATCCAAAAAAACAGTTGCAGCGGAAATGCAGGACAAGCCGACAGCGGCAGAAACATTGTCAGAACTCGACCGGCTTGTGATAGGTTTTATTGACGGTGCCCTTGATGTGGCTACGCTCAATAGCTTGGATATGTTAAATCGTTGGTTAGTGTTGTCAATGTCAGCCATATACAGCTGCACAAAGATAGGCTTGCTATCAGCCAAGTCTTGTGTCAAGGCCAAATACAAGCTCCTACAAGAGTATCGCAGGTTTAGGACTGACACTTTTTTTGCAAACAAGGAACACATCGAATGGATAAAAAGGACGAAAGAAACTTCTTGCAAATTAACGGAGTTGTCAAAGGCGATTGCCGAACACGATACTAATGTATTGCAAATTGCTTTACAGATAATTGACCTGCTCACCAAGCATGATGTTTATAACAAACTTTTCATTTTGTCAGACGCATCGGATACATATAAAGAAAAATGTTTAAAAACACTAACCGAAAACGATACAGCATTTTTGAATGAGTTCGGCAACATACCTTTTGTGGATTTGCTTTTTAAATTTTATAAATCGACAGAAGAAACGAGAGCATCAGAAATTTTTAAAGAATTGGATGCTGATAACATTAGAAAGGTAGCTTGTCACGTGCCGGTTAAGTCTGACAATTGTCAGGGTATCGCAAAAAGCTATAAAGAATACTTTGGCATTTAATAAGGCAATATTCTTGCCGGCTGCAAAATCTTAAAGGAAATTCAAATCAAGTTAATCCTATATTAAAAAAGTAATCAAAGCGACGACTTCCGCTTTTGATTAAGCTGTTACAAAAGAATGCACCAAAAATCAAACACACAATTGCAGCGGCAAGGTTGCACAGAGCAGTAGTTCGGTGGTCAGACGGACTACTGCATATTTATATCATCTGACTTTTTAATGCGAAAATAGAACAATAGACAGTCACAAATAAAAGGGTTGAAATACCCTTTAACTATCCCGCTCAAGGAATTAATTAAGTGACCGTTTTAGTTTTTACATATATAATAAAGGATTAAACATGTTTACATACAAAGCCGAAATTAAATCAGGCCCTTTGCTTGAGGTTAAATATTACAAGTCCATTCGCAAACGTAATAAGAAAAATCTTGCTCGACAAATCAATCAATCCAGAACAAACGAAAAGCAAGCCAAAGCAAACCGTATCAGAGGAGAACAACACACACAGAGGCTTATCCTTTGCAACTTCTCTGAGGGCGACTGGTTCGCAAGGTTCTCCGCTCCGTTTGGTGAGTTTACCGAAGATGAGTTTGAAAAAGTTGTCTCGAATTTTTTTAAGCGAGTGAAACGCAGGACAGATAAGAAACAAATCAAGTTTAAATACATCGGTTATTGTGAGTGTGGCAAGCTCGGGAAAAATTGGCATCTGCACATCGTGATTGAAGATTGCGTGCGTGAAATATTAACGGAATGTTGGCCGTGGAAAAACGGAATAAATTTCACTCCGCTCTACCAAGACGGAAATTATGCTGACCTTGCAAAATACATACGCAAAGATGTCAATGGTAAGAAGCGCTTGAAAACATCTCGCAATCTCAATAAGCCTGAGGTCAAAGTTGTTGAAGGGAAAAAACGAGAATACAGGAAACTCGAACGAGGTGAGGCTTTGCCTTGTCCCGAAGGATATTATTTTTATCGTGACGAAATGTGGATAAACGACTTCACGGGTGCGTCTTTTCATTTTACTTACTTGGCCAATAGCCATAAACACAAGAAAATCGGAGGTGCAAGAATTTGAGAGATACAACAAGAGATTATACAATTGCACAGTTTAGACTTTATGCCTCTCTTGGATTTCCAAGCAAAGCACAGGTTGTAGCTGACAAGACAATGCACCGAGCATTACAACTTGACCTGCTTGCTGTGGCAGACACACTTAATGCCTTGACCAATAGCGGTAAAGACTACATCTGTCAAGCTGTCAGCGCTGTTTACTTTGTTGCACCAACAAAACCGTTGCACAAAGGTGAAATAAATTTGAGAGTGACCAAGTTTGCTGTCAATAACTATACAGACGAACGCACGGTGTTTCGCTGGCTCAAAGAGGCACGATTGCTTTGCGCAAAACTTCGTGGGCTTAACATTTGTACATATTGCACAAAGAAAGATGTCAGTAGAAGCGATTAAACCTGTTGTAAAATTAAATTGTAATGATAAAACGAAAAGTAACAACGGACTGGATTGTTCGTCAAATCCGTGAAGGCAAGGCATATAGATTCTATTTAACATCGGATTGGCAAAAAGTCAGAGATGCAAAAAAAGCGAAAGAACATTACGAATGCGAACGCTGTCGTGCTGTGGGTAAGTACAGCCCTTGCGAGGCAGTACATCATAAGCTATATCTCAAAGCAAGACCTGACCTTGCTCTTGACATCAACAATCTTGAGTGTCTTTGCAAAGATTGCCACTACAAAGAGCACCATAAATACGAGCCGAAAAAATTAAAAGATGAGTTTGCCGAGCGATGGTGAGCGAAAAAAAGCATACCCCCGGGTAAAAAATCGAAAAATTCTGAGGTCAATGGATAACGGTGTAAAGGCACGACAGTTTGGTCTCGCGCACGCACACGAGAAATTTTTGAGAGAGGAGAAGCAAATGGCACAGATTAAAATTGCAGAAATCAAAGACAGCTTAATTGAGCAACTGACCTTGAAAGGGGCAAACATTGAAGTCTATAGAGATTTAATCGACAGCTACATTTTTTGCACAAAACTTGAACGAAAAATGCAAGCGGACATACGCCAAAACGGCTTAACATACAAAGCTATCAGTGCCACAGGCAAAGAGTATATGAAGGACAACCCATCGGTAAAAAATGCAGTAATGTACAACAAACAGCGCTTAGCAATTCTCTCACAAATGGGGTTGTCAATTGACAAGGTTGAGAGCGAATCTGATGACGAACTGTAAAGTCATAGATGAGTATATAGACCTTGTTAAAAGCGGTAAATATCGTGTCTGCCGTGAGCAAATTCAACTGATTAAATTTGTCGAAAATGTCTTTGAAAACGAGGAAATTTACGTCGATGAAGAACAGCTTGAAAAGTATTTGGCTTTGCAGAAATATTTTCCTTATGAACTTTTTGAATGGGAAAAATTTTGTTTTGCATTGCACAATTGCACATACTCAGCTCCCGGTGTTTTAAGGTTTCCCGACCTTGTACTTATTGTCGGAAGAGGTACAGGCAAAAACGGCTATTTAGGCTTTGAAGATTTCGCACTTTTAACACCAGTGAACGGTATTAAAAACTACGACATTGACATTTGTGCAACATCGGAAGATCAGGCGACTATTACTTTTAACGATATTTATAATGTCCTTGAAGATAACAAAGCCAAAATGCAAAAACACTTTAAGTGGACGAAAACAAGAATTGTAAATATAAAGACAAACTCTGTGTTGAGATATCGGACATCTAACAGTGATACGAAAGACGGCGGTAGACCGGGCAAGGTCGATTTTGATGAGAAACACGCATATGAAAATTACAAGCTTATTGACGTGTTTGTCACCGGTTTAGGAAAAAAGCCACTCCCGAGAACTACTACAACCACAACAATGGGATATGTGAGAGACGGTCCGCTTGACCAAGAGTTTGCGAGAGGCCTTGAGGTTTTGAACGGTGATGCGCCCGACAACGGCACGCTTTATTTTATTTGCCGATTAAATGACGAAAAGGAAGTTCATGACGAGCAAAATTGGTACAAAGCAAATCCAAGCTTGCAATATTTTCCAAACTTACTCCGAGAACTTCGGAAGGAATACGAAAAATGGAAAATTGATCCGAATAATAACTCTTCATTCATGACGAAGAGAATGAATTTACCGCAGGGAACGGAAGCAAATCCTGTAACTTCGTGGGACAATATCAAAGCAACAAACAGACCTCTCCCCGACCTTGAAGGTAAGCCGTGTGTTTTTGGCATTGATTATACAAAAACTACTGACTTTTTGGGTATAGGCTTAATGTTTTTAATTAACGGTGAAATTGTATGGAAGCCGTTTTCGTGGTATTGTTCGCAATCTGCGGATTTGGGCAGGATAAAATTCCCCTATGCTCAACAGCCTGATTTACAAAGGGTTGACGGAGCGGAAATCCCCCCTGAAATTGTCGCCGACTGGTTGAGAAATCAGAAAGAACATTACAATATTGTCGGCGGAGCGTTAGATAACTACCGCTATACATTACTCAAAGAGCCGTTAATGCAGTTGGGTTTTGAATGCGACCGCAAAGGACGAAATAATCTAAAACTTGTAAGGCCGTCAGACAAAATGCTTGTAGCTCCTCTGATTGCCTCTGATTTCGCAAATCACCGTATTGTTTGGGGTGATTCGGCGTTAATGCGTTGGTACACTAACAACACATCGGCTGTCGAGGATAAAAACGGCAATATCATATACGGAAAGATTGAACCAAAATCACGAAAAACAGACGGATTTATGGCGTTCGTCGCCGCATATACACAGCTTGATTTGCTGAAACAAAATCAGCCGATGACGGTTGATGAACTCAAAAATTGCTTTAATGCAATTGTATTTTAAAGGCAGGTGAGAAAATGAAAGTAGTAAACTGGGTGAAAAATCTTTTAAAAAAAAATGCCGTTGCAGCGGAATTTAATGAGGACGGCTCAACAGTTGATGAACAGAGGTTTCACCTGACTGAGCTTGCTCTGTTTACGGCGATTGATTTTATTGCCCGAAGCTTGGCGAAGTGTGAATTTGTGACGGTAAACAATAACCGAGAAAGTCGCAAAGCTGAATACTATCTGTGGAACTATGCACCTAACAAACATCAAACAAAAATCGAATTTTTTACGCAGGCTGTCGCGAAGTTGATTTTTGACAATGAGCTTTTAATTGTTGAAACTGCCGATAATCAGCTTATGATTGCTGATAGCTTCTCGAGAACGGAACACGCTTTGATTGACGACACATTCAGCGGCGTTACTTGCCGAAATTTTACATATCAGCGCATTTTTCCTGAAAGTGAGGTAATTTACCTCAGATATAACAACTTTGCTCTTAACGGCTTGTTATCGGATATGTGCAACACTTACGAGCAGTTAATGTTATCAGCTCAAGAAAGATATAACAAAGCTGTCGGACATAAAGGCATCTTAGAGATGGATAATTACAGCTTCGGCGACGAAAACTTCGCTGAAACTTACAACAAAGTTTTGGCAAAGCAGTTTAAAGCGTTTTACGCGAATAAGAACGCCGTTATGCCTCTGTACAAAGGCATGCACTACACCGAGCCGTCAACCGATGCCGGAAAGACTACGAACAGCGAGATTAATGATATTCAGAAGTTAAAAACTGAGGCGTACACGATTGTCGGCAACGCTTTGCACATTCCGCCGGCAATTTTAAGCGGTGAAGCCTCTCAGCTCTCGGACGCTATGGATTGCGCTATTGGTAATGCAATTGATCCGATTGCAAATATGTTTGAGCAGGAAATCACCAAAAAGAGATTCGGCGGTGCTGAATTTAATAAAGGTAATTATCTACTGATTGACACAACGACGGTCAGACATATTGACGCAATCAGTCAGGCGAATAATCTTGATAAGTCAATTGCCAGCGGAGTTTTGACACCTGCACAGGCTCAAAAATATTGCAATATGCTCCCCTGTCCAGAAGCTTGGGCGCATACATATTACATTACTAAAAATTACCAAACAATAGCAAATGCTTTGAAGGGTGGTGAATGAATAAATGAAAAGTAGAAATTACAACATCAAGCAGATTGCCGAAAATCAGAGTGTCTTGCAGATATATCTTTACGGTGAAATTGAGCCGAGCTACTTGAATATTTGGGGCGACCTCGTAGAATCCAAGACAAGCGCTGAATATATTCGTAAAGCAATCGAAAAAGCCGAAACAATTAACGGCATTGAGCTCTATATTAACTCAATCGGCGGTTATGTCGACGAGGGCGTGTCAATTTACAATTTGCTCAAACGGCAGAGTGTGCCCGTCACTGCATACATTGACGGTATGGCTTGTTCAATTGCCTCTGTCGTTGCAATGGCGGCTGACAAGATCGTAATGCCGTCAAACACAACAATGATGATTCATCATGCAGTCGGCGGTTGTTACGGAAATGCGAAAGAACATAGAGATTACGCTGAACAGCTTGAAAAAATCAGCACGGCAAGCACAAACTCTTATCTTGTTCACGCAGGCGAAAAGCTTACAAGAGAAAAGCTTGAACCGTTGCTCGATGCTGAAACATTTCTGACCGCACAAGAGGCTTTTGACCTCGGTTTGTGTGATGAAATCGTTGATCCTGTCGATTTAACGGAATCAAAAGAAATCGTTAACGATGCACAGCAGAAGAAAAATCCAAAAGCAAAACAGGCAGCGGCAGAGCTTTTAAAAATGCTCGGAACAAAGCCTGAACCGCAGACACCGCCCGAACCACAGGCTGAACCGAAAGAAAAGGACAGCTTTGAATTTTTTGAAGAACTTTTTAAAACCAAAAATTATTTGTAAAGGAAGATGAAAAAATGAAAAATCTTGATTTACTTGCAAACGCAAAAGCACAGTTTGCACAGAATTTTAAAGACGCTTTTGAATCAAAAGACGAAACAAAGATGACAAACGCTCTCAATGAGTATGCAGGCAGTATTCAGCAGTCAATCATTGAGGTCGCACAGGAAATCGGCGAAACCGCCGACAACACAATCCTTGCCAAGAGAGGATTCAGACAGCTTACAAGCGCAGAGCAGAAGTTTTACAATAATTTTGTCACAGCGGCAAAATCTGCGGATGTTAAGCAGGCACTCACAGGTCTTGATGTTACAATTCCGCAGACAATTCTCGACACAGTGCTTGAGGACATTACAAACAATCATCCTCTGCTTGATGCAATCGGCATCGAAAACACATACGGCTCTGTTAAGGCGATTTTTGCCACAGACACAAAACAGCTCGCTGCTTGGGGTGCTTTAAGCTCAAAAATCACACAGGAGCTTGCCGGCACAATCCAGGAAAAGGACTTCTCAACATCAAAGGTAAGTGCCTTTATCCCTGTTCCGAAGGATATACTCGACCTTGGCGCTATATATATCGACGCATACGTCCGCAGAATCCTCGCCGATGCACTTGCTTATGCTCTTGAAGATGGCTTTATCAACGGTGACGGCAACGGCAAACCTATCGGTATGCTTAAAGACCCCGAGGGTGCTGTAAAGGCAGGTGCATATACCGAAAAAACAGCAATAAAGCTCACAAGCCTTGACATTAAGTCGTATATGGGTGTTGTTGCCAAGCTTGCGAAGGGCAAGGGCGGCAAGACAAACAACATCACATCGGTTGACCTCATCGTTAATCCTGTGGACTATCTCACAAAGATTATCCCTGCAACTACGGTACTTGCAACCGACGGCTCGTATAAAAACAACCTCTTCCCCTTCCCGACGAATGTTTATCCGTCTGAAATGGTTACAGAAGGTACTGCTGTAATCGGTCAGCTTTCAAGATATAAAGCCTGCCTCTCAACAGGCAAGGAAGGTAAGCTTGATTACTCTGACCAGTACCAGTTTCTTGAAGATAACAGAGTTTATCTCATTAAAGCTTATGCAACAGGCTTTTCGCTTCACACAAACGATTTTCTTAAGCTTGATGTTTCAGCACTCAATCCTGCCGAAATTAAGGTAACTCTCAATCAGGCAGCAACAGCTTAATTTATCACGGAGGTGTTGAAAAATGGGAATTATGAACGATGTAGTTAATATGCTCGATTTTGATCGCGAACACATTGAAACAGATGAAGGCACAAAGTCGAAAATTGAACTGATTATAGCCAATGGAAAACAGCACCTCCGTGATTACAACCCTCTGTTAACTGATGAGGATTTTGAGCGATCGACAAGGGCAAGAAGTTTGTTGTTCGATTATTGCCGTTATGCTTACTCAAATGCTGTTGAAATGTTCGACCATAATTTCGAGAACGAAATTTTGAAATTAAGGCAGGAATACGAGGTACGAATGTATGATACTGAAGAATAACATAGATTTTTTAACCTTTAATGACGGACTTGCAAAAATCTACGAAACGGACGAAAACGACGACATCATCACCGACAGCCTGAAAAAATATCGTTTCGGCAATGAAAAAATCGGAGTAACTCGTTTTTACGGTGCGAAACAAAACGACATTGAACTGTCAAAGGTTATACATGTCCACAAGGACGAAAACTTGCGAACGGACATGGCGGTTGTTATCAGCGGCACAAGGTTTAAAATCGAACAGATACAGCATGACAAAAGCAAAAATCCCCCTTGCTCGATTGTGAGCCTGTCACAGAGGGGACTGTATGAGGGTGGTGCAGATGTTTTTTAAGAATTACGACGAATTTGTCGAACTCATTAAGTCTTGTGGTTTTAAGTGTGTGGAGGCAGATTACAACAAGTCAACCCCTGCTCCCTATCTTGTTTACTTTAAAGACGAGGAAACAGGCTTTTACGCAGACGGTAAATGCCTTTGGAAAACTGCAAAAATCATCATAGAACTCTACACAGCGAAAGATGACCATGCAAGTGAAACGAAGTTTGAGGAGTGGCTCAACGAAAACGGTTTAGGTTGGAAAAAGCCGAACCGAGCGTGGGACATAACGAATAAACTTTGTGTAAGTTATTACAATCTGAGTGTGACTTTCGATGAGTAATTACCAAAAAGTCGGTATCGACCGCCTCGGTGACACCCTATCAAAAGAGTTGTCAACCTATTCGGCTGATGTGCAGATGGGCGTGCGGTTGTTGGTTGACGAAAAAGCCGAAGAACTCAAAAACGAAATCAAGAAAAATGCACCTGTCGGCAAAAGAAAAAAATATCGCAAATCATTTAGGTTAAAGGTCACAAACGAAACATTTCGTTTTTACGAAAAAACGGTGTATGCCGCTAAACCTGAGTACCGGCTTACACACCTCCTCGAAAAAACTCGTAGAAAAAGAGGCAAAAAAGGCGGAACGGTACAACCGAAGGTGCATATTGCTCCGGCAACAGAGAAAATTCACGGCGAATTTGAAGCCGGAATAAAAAAGCTCATTAAATCATCGGAAGCTATGGGTGGCGGTGATTTGAGCGGAATTAAAAGAATTTAAAAACATAAGGAGTGTTTATTTTATGAATAAAACGATCAGAAAAGTTGGTTATGCTGTGCTGACAGAAAGCAGCACAGGTGAGATCACATACGGTAAGCCCGTGTGGTTTAAGTCTGATAAGGCAGGCGGCAGAAGTATCGGTGCTGAGCCTATTGGCGATTCAAACACAATCTACGCTGACGGCTTGCCTATTATTGTAGCGAGTGCAAACGGCGGCTACACAATCAGTCTTGAGCTTATTTCGGCAGTTGACGACATCGAAAAAGATTGGTTCGGCAATGATGAAGCAACTGAGAGCGGTATTATCGAAAAGGGTGGCATTAAGGTAATGCCGAGATTTGCCCTCCTTGCTGCAAAGGAAACATACAAAGGTGACAAGCTTTACGAGATTGACACATATTTTGACTGCGTGGCTGCAAGAGCGAGCAGGAACGACAAGACATCAGAAGGTAATTTTGATCCACAGTTCCCGACCTTTACGGTCACAGCAAAGCCACGTCCTGACAATGACTTTGTACGCTATACATCATATGCGGACACTCTGCCCGAAAGCGTTGTAGTGCCGACTGTTAAGTCAAATCCCGGAACAGTATAATTTTAAAAGTAGGTTAAAACATGAAAGATACAGTTGTTATTAACGATAAAAATGTTGAGGTTGAGGTTACGGCATATACAATGCTCATTTACGAGGACACATTCAAAGGCCACAGCTTTCTGCGTGATACCGACCGTGTTCTTGTCCCGAATCTCAATGATGTGAAATTTGGCACTGCTGTAAAGCTTTTATGGGCAGCGGCAAAGACGGCAGACGATACAATTTCTAACTTTAAGGCTTGGTCAAAAGAAATCAGCATTAAGGACGCTATTTCAGCGACAGGTAAAATCGTCGATCTCGTTGTTGACAGCCTTAAATGCGACAACCCAAAAGTGATAGCGACAGCGACCTAAACGGATTTAAAACTTTCCTGACGGCAAAAGAGGTCTTATCTTATGCCGTCAGGTGCGGTCTGACTGTCGCAGATTTACAAAGATTTACAATAGGTTTTGTGATCGATTATATCGAGACATATTTTGCATTACGAAACAATAAGAACATCCACGAGGATGAAGAAAAATATCAGAAAATGAAATCTGTATTGCCTTTCGTTACAGAAAGATTTGAAAGTAAAGAAATCTCGGAAAAGCAGTATAGCGAGTTTATGAACAGATATAAAGAATTGGAGGACAGATATGGCATCTACGATTAAAGGCATCACTGTCAAAATTGCCGGCGATACAATAGATTTACAGAAATCTCTAAAAGCTGTACAGTCCTCATCCTCGAGCTTGCAGAGAGAACTGACTGCAATTAATAAGCAGTTAAAATTTGATCCTGAAAACACTGTTTTGCTTGCCCAAAAGCAAGAAGTGTTAAAAGAACAAATCGAAAACAGCAAATCTGCCCTTCAAAAGTTACTTGATGTGCAGGATCAGGTCGAAGAACAGGCCAAAAACGGCGAAATCTCAACCGAACAGTACAGAGCTTATCAGCGTGAAGTCGAAAAAGCGAAAAGCAAACTTGAAACTTTTACTAAACAGCTTGCGGAAACCGAGGAAAAAGCAAACGAAATAAACCTCGAATCTGCCCGAAGTGAGATGTCAAGAACCGAAACAAGTGTTGGTAAAGTCGGCGACAGCTTTAAAAACCTTGAAAATAAGTCAAATAAAACTGATTTATCCAAGGTCAAAAAAGAAATGGATGATGTTAAATCCTCTGCTGACAATCTCAAATCTGCTGTTGGCAATGCCTTAAAAGAAGCAGGCGCAGCGGCAACAGCGGTCGGCGGAGCGTTGACCGGAGCTGTCATAAGTGCAAACAGAGAAGAAAAGGCTTTAAACTCCTTGCAGGCTCAAACCGGCTTGACTACCGAAGGATTATCAAAATACGAAAACATTATCGGCGAAATTTACAAAGACAATTTTGGTGAATCGCAAGAAGACATTGCAAATACTTTATCAAAAATTAAGCAGGTTACGGACGAACAAGATCCTCAAAAGCTTAAAGATATGGCAGAAAACCTGTACACGCTCGAGGGAACCTTTGATAACTTTGATATCAGCGAAACTTTAAGAGGCATTAACGGTCTGATGACCAACATGGGCTTAACAGCTGATGAGGCTTTTGATTATATCGTAAAAGGTGCGCAAAACGGCTTAAATTACAGCGGAGAGCTCGGCGATAATATTGCCGAATATTCACAGATTTGGGGACAGGCAGGCTTTGATGCCGAGCAGATGTTTTCAATCCTCGAAAATGGCACCAAAAACGGTGCGTATAATCTTGACAAGGTTAATGATTTCGTCAAAGAATTTACAATCTCTCTTTCCGACGGAAGAATTGAAGAAAATCTCGGTAGTTTTTCAAAAGGCACGGGCGAAATTTTCAAAAAATGGAAGGACGGCAAAGCTACTGCATCAGATGTTTTTTATAGCGTTATCAGCGATTTAAAAAACACAAAGAATGAGCAAAAGGCATTAACTACAGCTTCAACGGTTTGGTCTGCTCTCGGCGAAGATAATGCAGTGAAAGTTATCAAATCGCTTGGAAATGTCAACAAAAGCTACAAAAATGTCAAAGGCTCAATGGAAAAAATCAAGGATATCAAATATGATGATGTCGAATCCGATTGGGCGAGCCTCGGCAGGACTGTGCAGACCGATGTCATTAATCCTATCGGAAAATCACTGTTTCCGGAAGTTAAAAAACTTTGTAATTTTGCGAGTGAACATACCAAAGATATCATCCCAACACTTAAAATTGTCGGCTCTCTCGTCGGTGGCATTTGGGTAGGCAAAAAAACAACCGTTGTTGTAAGCGGTGTACAAAGCCTTATAGGCGCATATAAAAGCCTTAGAATTGCTACAGAAACCGCCAGAATTTCACAGGAAGGTCTTAACCTCGCACAGAAATCAAACGCAATCGGCATTGTCGTAGGCTTAGCCGCTACGCTTGTAGGTTCCTTGTGGTCAATTGCAAGCGCAAACGATGAAGCCAAAGAATCACAGGACAAGCTCAACGAAGCGCATGAAAAAGCTCAGGAAGAAATCAAAGAGCTGAAAGATGCCAATGATGAATATGTTCAGAGCAAAAAAGATGCAGCGGCTGAGGTTGAAAGCGAATTTCAATATTATGACAATTTGTGGGGCGAATTGCAAGGTATTGTAGACCAAAACGGAAAAGTCAAAAAAGGTTACGAGGACAGAGCAAAATTTATTACCAATGAATTGAGCCGAGTTACAGACGATGAAATCACTTGGAACGGCAATGTTATTCAGTCCTATAAAGACCTTAAAGGCTCTATGGATAAAGCACTTGAATCAAAAAAAGCGCTTGCTATGTTATCAGCTACAGAAGATGCTTATCAGACTGCTGTATCAGGTCTTGCAGGAGCGAAAACTGATGCAATAAATGCTTATGCCAAAAAGAAAAAAGCACAAGAAGAGCGCGACAGTGCAGCTGAAGCCGCACAAAAATATAAGACAGAAGGACTTGACAGAAACAAAAAAATAATCAAAATTGCGGGGTGGGCATTTGAGAACGGAAAAATCTCGCAAACCGATTTTCAAAAATACCTTAAAGACGCACAGAATAAGCAGAATACAGCTAAAAACGAGCGTGCTTTATCATCATTTGGCGCGGCATACGGTGCTGAAAGTCAAAAAACTAAAGATAACCTCAAAGAGAAAGAAAAAACTCTTAAGGAAGTTGAAAGCAAATATAACGAGTATCAAAGAAAACTCGTCAATTATAATACCACGATTCAAAACTTTGAAAACCTCACAGCGGCAACCGCAAAAGGTAACACCGAAGAAATTAAAGCTGCAATGTCGGATGTCGCGAACAGTATTGTTACATACACAACAGGCACTAAAGATGCTCTCGAACAGCAGGTCAATGATTTTAAGACAAATGCCGAGAATTTAAGGACAGCATACAAGGACGGTGTTGAAGGTGTCACAAAAGACCAAGTTGAAGAAGCCGAAGAATTGCAGGAAAGAGCAGAAATCGAGCTCGCTAAATACAACGATATGTACGGCACGGTTGCCGCAATTGCTACGGGTAAAGCTGACGAGATTAATGCTCAACAGCAGAAAATCAAAAACGGTTTTATTGATGCCGAAACAGGTTCAAGAGAAAGCCTCGAAAACCAGCTTGCAAACTTTACCGCAAACTATGAACTGCTAAAAACTGCAATGGACGAAAATCAGCCGGGCGTAACCCAAAAAATGGTTGATAATGCAAAAGAGCTTGTCAATAAAGCAACCGGTGAACTCAATAAACTTGAAGGCAACGGCGAAACTGCAGGCAAAAACGGCACTGAGGGCGTAAGTGATGGTATGAAAAATGAAGATGCCCTTGATAAAGTTGATAAGTCGGGCAAAAAGGTTCTCAGCAAAGCCGAAAACAGTCTTTCAGAGAGTTACAACAAAGGCTATCAAAAAGGTAAGGATTTTACTCATGGCTATATTAAAGGCTTGAGCGAGGGCGGACCTACAGGAAGTCTTCACGCGGAAACGAATAGGCAAGCCAGACAACTCGCAGAGACAGGTCTTATTTCTCTTGCAAATGCACAGGATTCACACTCACCATCAAAAAAGACGAGGAAACTTGGAGCTTACTTCGGCGAGGGTTATCGTCTTGGAATCGCCGATGAAATTGCCGAAACACAAAAGACGGTAAGGTCTTTAACCTCAAGGGCCTTGTCAGCGGTTGAATGTAATCCAATTGGAGCGGTGAACAATAAATTTGCAGACATTCGCACGCAAAGCCAAAATGCGACAGTAAACGGTCAAATGTTGAAAGCTGTTACTACAAATTTACCTACGATTGAGATTAAATTTGCAGGCGATGTAAATATCAATAATGACATGGATGTTGACGAATTTAACCGCCGTGTATCAAATGCGATCATGCAGACACTTGTCTGTGAAGTATCAAAATGGGGAGGTTAAAGATGAGGCATAGTTTTACATATAACGGCACCAATTTGCGGACATTGGGATTTTTTATAGCTACACCTCCCAAATATCAAATAGCAAAACGCAGCTTTGATTTTGCTTCTGTCTATGGCAAAAACGGCGGAGTGATTTCTGACAATGGTGTTTTCGATAATGTTGAAATGCAGTTTGAGGTCAATAGCTATCCATACATTGTGCCAAACGAAAGCAATGCAGAGCTTGTAAGAGCGTTTGCTGAATGGCTTACTGTTTGGGACGGTGAATATAAAATCTTTAGGAATTCATATAACCCCGGTTATTATACAAAAGCGATTTGCACAGGGGTTGAGCCAATAGAAGAAGTTGCACCTCTTTGTTTGTCAACAACAATAAATTTCAGCCGAGTGCCGTTCTGGTATAGCGATTTAGGACAAGAGATTATCCAGCCAAAATTGACCTCGACACAAACGGCGGAAATCAAAATTTACAACCCCGAAAAATACACAGCCGAGCCTTTCATCAAGATTATCAATAAAGGCACAAAAGTTAATCCGTTGACGCTGACGGTTAATGACGGTCAAACTTTAACAGTTAAAACATCATCGGATAAGGATTATATTGAGCTTGATTCCGAACAGCAGTCCGCTTCTTTCGATAACGGCACGAGTTTGGCGAACAATTGCATAAGCTGTACAGAATTTCCAAAGTTTTTGCCCGGTTGGAATAAAATAAAACTCTCAGGAAAAAGCGCAAATGCGTTTACCGATATTGAAATTAAGCCTAATTGGAGAAGATTGTAATGTACCCTATTTTGTATAACGTTGCTGACTATTACAAAAATTCAACACCATTGTTTGAATCTAACGGTTTCGGCTTTTTGACCGAATGCACCGAGTTTTTGACGACAATGGAGCAAAATGGCACATACAGCTTTAGCGCGAAAATAAAAAGCACAGATAAGCTCGCGCCGAAAATTAAAATAACCTCATATATTAAAGCAAAAGTAAATAATGTGTCCGAGCCACAGTACTTTTATGTAACCAAAATAGAGGTCGATAAAAACGGTGATTTGACCGTATCGGGCGAACATGTGTCAAGAATGTTTTTCCAAAACGGAACAATTCCTCGTGCGACAGACGGTTCGATGTATGGCACGCCGAAAGAACTTATTGACCACTATATGCGAGATTACAGCCAAGTAGGTAAGCCTCTGTATATGTGGTTTACGGAGGCCCCATATAAGTGGTTCAGTTTCAGCTCATCAATCACAGTCAAGAAAAGAATCTACCTAGGCTATTCACAGGCAGTAAAGTTTGAAGATATCTTCAAAGACGATGATGAAGGGTTGATAAATCAGTTTGGCGGTGTTTTGTTTTTTGATAATTTTGATATTCATTTTGAAAAAATCACCACAGCAGGTGCGAAAAGTGGCTATCGAATTGCTTTTGGCACTAATGTGTCAGATTATAAGCAGACTGCTGAAATCGGCAATTACTATACACATGTTATGCCTTACGCACGATGCAACACCACGGACAATAAAGAAGTTTTCGTATCAAGCCCTGAGCCATATGAAACAGGGCTAAAACGGAACATAAAAAACACATATTTGTATGACTGTACAACCAAAATCAAAAAATACACATTAAATCCAAGCACCGGTGAAAACTACGAAGAAGTCAGAGATGCTTTGCGTAATGCTGTTGCTGATTATAACTATTCGACGGAACAAACATCGGAAACCCTGAGTATAAGGGTAACTCTTGAAAACGAGCTCACTAAAATGCACGCAATCAAACTTTATGACGAAGTGACGGTTGTAATGCCAGACGGCACGAATTTGAACCGAAGAATTTCAAAAACGGTCTACGATAGTGTATCTCAGAAATACAAAGAAATTACAATCGGCGACTTAAGTATGTCAATGTCTGATTTGCTCAAAATTCAAAGGAGGTTTAGAAGATAATGGCAATTAGCATAAAACATAAATCAATTACAATTGATGTAAATGACCGCAACGCACCGAATATTGTTGCAATTGCAAATGTAAATGACAAAGCAGTCCGCTATCTCGATGTAATGTTGACGGCCAGCGGTGAAAAATTGACCTTTGCAGACTGCACAGTAACTGCAACCTTTGCGACGGACGGATATTTAATTTCAGATTCAGTCGCTTGCACACTGAACAGCACAGCGGATGTTATTACTGTTCCGCTCGAAAATTTCAAGTCTATGTCGGGCTTCTTGGCAATCGAAATTAAGATTGCAAATGGCGAAACGCAGGTGTTAAATACTCCGCTGACCTTAAAAGTTAAAGTCACACCGAGCCTCGCTGAGAACAGCAAGATAGATAGCGAAAGTGCTGGCAGTTTTGCCGAAATCAGCCGAGAGGTTGCCACAGCAAGAGGCGGTCATAATTCACTTGGAGCAAGGCTTAACGGGATTGATTCGTCTGTTTCTGACAAAGCTGATAAAAGCACGGTCAGTCAGTTATCAGCACGAATGCAGACGGCAGAGAAAGCTCTTACATGCAAGGCAAACGCAACAGACGTAGCCAATGCACTTAAACCAAAAGAAGACAATTCAAACAAAGTGAGCTCCAAAACGGACATTACAGACAGCAGCACTAATTATCCGAGCGTTAAATATCTGAACGATTTCTATTACGACGCAAACGAAGCCTACTCATCAGAAGAAACGGACAAGCTTCTTGCAACTAAATACGATTCGTCAAATATCGAAAGCGGAACATCAACGCTTACACCATACTCAACCGTTGCAGATAAAATCAAAAGTGCAAACTGTACATATAAGACGATTGGTGACATCGTAATCGTCAGTGCAACGGTCAAAATGAACGCAGTATCTCTTAGCGGCAATAACATGTGTCCGCTGATTGATTTGCCGTACAAATGTATTTCCGAGGACAATGTTTTT